ATAATTTGATCGACAGACTCATCATATTGATTAAGGTTTTTGTTGTTCCTGTCGATCTGTGACTGAAGGGATTTGATCTTTTCTTCATATATTTCTACCTTTGCTGCTTGTGGTGCGATTGTACTCGAATGTTCAATGTGTGCTTTTGATAGATAACCAAAAATACCCATCGATGTAATACCCATCAATAATACAACAGCGATTAAAAAATACAACTTCAGTGCAGAGAATGTTGTTTTCCAATTATTGTACACCCACGATACAGTTACTAGCTTTGCTATTTCTAATACAGTACCCATGATGACGATTGGCCAGTATGAACCAGGAAAGATTTGTGCAAGACCAATAACCGAATAATATGCAGCGATGCCTGACAGCGCAAGTGCAGTCAACATTGGTAATATTACTTGAATCATGAGAAAAAATCTTCAAGCGTTGTTGTTTTTTCTGTTTTCCAATCAAGGCAATCAAGAATTAATTTGATCGGATCAAGAAATGTTTTTTCAAATTGTGTATCATAATCAACGTACTGCTGCAATTCAAATTCTTTAGGAAGTCTTGTTGGAAAAGAAAAAACCATATCTTTAAAAGGATTTGGTGCTTTCAAGTAAGTAAACTTTAGTTTCTCACCTTCTTTGATCAACGGATACTTATTTGTAAGATTATACTGCTTCAAATAATGATTATAAAGTATCGCGCCCTTCACATGAATTGGTGTGCCTTTTTTATATATTGTTGTAGAATCAGAATATTCAGACACACCATTGCAGCCACGTGGAAAAGATACATCTTCAACGGGCAAAGTCTTAAACTCTTCTCGGAAATTTGAAATAAATTCTTGAACAGTTTCTTCATTGGTGGTTACAACTAATTCAATCAATTTGTACATTTTATCACGAACAATAATTGGCGTTGATGATTTGACCATTTCAAGACCCATGACTTTGAGTTTCGGTTTGGCATATTGAACACCTTCATTATTGTACACATTTAGAATATATCGTTTCTTTGCAGTCCATATGCCTTTATCAGAAAGACCTTCTCGTTTCATTTGCATTTTTTGTTCATATGCGTGAACATAGTCTGCAAGTTCTTCATAACTCTTGTCAATAAATGGTTGTATCTTGTCTTCACACACACGGTCCATAAATTCAACTATTTTCGAACTAGACATGGACACTTTGCCATCAACACCATATACTTTTTCAACAAGTGGACCAAGATTAAGATAGATTGAATCTGTGTCAGAAGCAATCACATAGTCTTTGTCAGTTTTCAACAAATTGTTTAAATATCCATTGAGTTTATTTTCAATCCAACGAATAGACAATTGACCAGTTTGTGTAACAGCAAGGGCTTGACGCAAATCATAGAAGCGAAAATACTGAGAACCCATCGCACCATAAGATGAGTTGAGAGCAAGTTTCTTGGCAAGTTGTAAGTTGTTATATCTTGCCATTAATTTTTCTATCTCTTTTTTCTTGATAGTATCTGTCTCACGCTCATACTCTTGCTGCGCTTTCAACATCTCTTTCTTGAACTTTTTACGATCTTCATACATCTCATTCAACATCGTAGGCAGAAAACCACGTTTGTCTGTTCGAAAGAATTGACCATTAGGTGTGATTGTCGTATCTTTTAAACAGCTTGTGTCTAGTTCTTTGTTGAGCAAGCTGTTCACTGAAGCAGCCGCAGAAAGTTTTCTCATTTCATCAGTATATGCACCTGTCTCTATGATTGTTTCAGGAGACAAATTATACTGCATGATTAAATGTGGATATAGACTGTTCAAGTCGAATGAAGCAACCCAGTTGTGTAAACCAATCTGTGGTTCTTTGACATACGCACCCTCAAATGCGGAACTCTTTTTTGCAACACGGCGTGGCGGAACAACAATGTTCCGTTCAAGTAGATAATTGTATATCAGAGCATCCCACATTCTTGTTTGTGCAAACACATCACCATAATTACACTTTGTATCATAAGCAAGAGTGAGTGCAAGTTCAATTAATTTCAACTTATCTTCAAGTGCCAGAACAAGTCGAACGTCTTTGATGTTGTAATCAATAAACTTTTGATAGTCCAATTTGTATAGCTGATGCAAACTATCATATTCGTCATAAGATATTTTGCTCTCACCAAGTTCGACATTTGCAATCGTGTCAAGACGAAAGTTTTCTACATTCTTACCACTAGTAGCATACCATTGATACAGTTCAAGATAATCAAGTGCAGTCACACCAAGAATCTCATATGCTGTTTGTTTCTTGCCCTTGAATACCATCTCACGCTCAGAAAGTATCTCCCATGGCGAAAGTTTCTTTACATCATCTTCGCCAAGTATACGTTTAAAACGATTGATAATGTAAGGAACATCAAAGAACTTGATATTCCAACCAGTAAGAACGTCAGGAGGATTGCTTGCCCAATCAGCAAGAAACCGTTCACACAAATCGATTTCATCTTTGCATAAAACATAATCTACACTCTCATCATCATTTTTGTATGAGCCACATCCATAAACTTTAGTGCCGCCATTTAATTGATGAATGGCAATTGCTGTAATAGGCTCAATTGCTTTGTATGGATCAGGAAAACCGTTTTCTGAACCTACCTCAATATCTATGAAAACAACTGATAGAGAAGAAATGTCCCAATCAATAATACCTCTAAAACTATCAGCAATGAATGCGTATTCATACCTTGTATTACCAAAGATTTGAAAGTTTGAAACGTCTTCGTAACGTTTGACAAAATCACGTGCCTCCCTTATCGTATCAAAGGTCATTGGTTCTAATGGCTCATTGAATAATGATTTCCATTTAGATTGTTTATTAGATTTCAAAAACAAAGTCGGAGAATACTTTATCTTGCTACGTACTCTCCGACCGTTGTTCACTCCACGAAATAATATGTTATTTCCGTGAACACAAACACTTGTGTAATAGTTTGACATTAAAATTTAAGTGTTGGTGATGCAATTTCAATCCGACTAAACATGCGATTGTATTGATTAAGTAAATCTGTCACAGGTGTGTTGACAGTCAAAATATCACTATACTTAAAAATGATGCCCTTGTCGAACTCTTCAGTGAATGCAAGGTAAGGCGCAAAGCCAACACCACCAGAATCATTGGCAGAACGAGGTGGCACAGCGATCACTTGCATAACATTTTTAAGTGTAAAGCCAACATCGCCATCATCAACTATTTCACCCATGATGGTTTGATGTGTTTTAAAAGTGAAACATTTTACTTCATTCATATAGTTACCTCTGTAGTAGGATCAAAAACTTGTAGTGTTACCCATTTTTTAGGAAACAACATCTCACGACCACGGAAGTCTGTAATGTCATAAGTTGGGTCATCAACAAGACCAATCAGTTCAACTTTATTGTCGAACTCACGCATTACCAAGTCATACTTGTATGCTTTAGGAATTTTAGGATTGGCTTCAGCCAATTGTTTTGCTGCTTTTATGATATTGTTCATAATTACTCCTCGTTACATTTAATAACTTCAATTTCACATTTTTTTAGAAAATTAATACCAGCTTCACTTCGATATTCGTTCTTGTAATAAACCTCCTTAATTCCTGCTTGATGAATTATTTTAGCACATTCTAGACATGGTGCGTGAGTAACAAAGAGACTTGCACCGTCACTAGAATTCGTTGATCGAGAAACTTTTGCGATTGCGTTTGTTTCCGCATGAAGCACTTCTGACTTAGAATGTAATTTTGTCCATCCATGAGCAGTTTCTCTAAATCCATTAGATATCATAAATTTATCACTTTGTTGACATTCTTCTTTGAGAATATATTCAACGTCTTCACAGTTATTATCCCAACCTGATGGCATGCCGTTATAACCAATACCAATGATTGTGTTATCTTTGATAATTACACAACCAACATGTAAACGTATTGCAGAAGAAAGTCCCGCATATACTTCTGCTGCTTTCATATGTGCTTGAACAAATTTCTGTTTCATTTCAATATTATAAGTGGTACGTGCAATGTTGTCAAGTGATTTGCATGTAAAAAGAAAGGAAAAAATCTCTCGCCTAAAAATCCTGGATATCTCCACGGTAAAGGTTCAGATGTTTTTTGTTCAGTCGGATATGGATTATCGGTATGATTCCAAATGTATTCCATTAATTCAAAATATTCACTAGCATATTTTTTGAAAGCTTGGTTACGCATGATATAGCATGTTTCAAAATTGATAACATTTGTTTTGAACCAGTTTATGTGTTTACGATAATCTGGAAACAATTCAAGAATACCCTGAATGAATAGATTCCAATATTCACGATGTTGTGATTGCAGATATTGATCTTCAATTGAACATGATAATACTGTGTGTTTATTAGTTATTGCGTCCACTTCTTCAAGGTAACAAAGTGCTTTTTCTTTTTGAATTTCAGAAGAAAGAAACTCTGTATTTTCTAAAGTAGGACTCATACTAGCTTTGATAGTATGCACACTATCAAAATGTGGATCACTTTCAATCATCAAATATCTACGATATGTTGTACAACCAATAAAATCTGCTTGTGCATTTTTCCAGAGCCAATACTCTGTTGCTTGTTGACCCATTGCACGAAGAAAGTCTTTATCAGAGATGTTTGAATAATACTTTTTATAAACTTTGATGTTATCTTCTTTTGCAGTAATGTTTATCGAATTTTCTTTCAAGTAAGAATTTTCGAATTCAACATCACCTGAGTGTGATGCTTTCATCCATGAAGAAGCAAAGTTAAAAGGATAATCCAGATGAAAGTGACTTAACATAAAAATGTCACTCATTTAAAGTTTGTAATTCTTTCCATAATTTAAAAAATTCTCACTTAGATTTAATTTTATAGATAAGCTACAATAATGTCATCCGATAAGTGTCCTGGACCACCATCAAGGTGCTCAAATTTGTAGTTTGAATTTACTTCTAAAACTTTATTGCAGTAATCTTCTTTTGTAATATTATCAAAAATATCCGTGCTAAACAGTCTTTGATCATCCATAAAAATTATATGATTTTTAATTTCCGATTCGTTTATTGCATCAATTTCATGTAATAGTGGGCAGTTTCCATACTTTGTGTATCCATGAGTTTTTCCATCACCACATGGATGCCCATCAAGCCAGAATGTTGCACGACTTTTTAAATTTGGTATGATACTATCTCTAAGAACATCTGGTGAATAACCTAACCAAATTTTAACTCTATCATCATTTTTAAATTTTTCGACTGCTAAATTATAAAGTTCTGGAACAACTTCAATGCTATGAAATTCGTCGAAAAGATTACTATTTATTGCAACCTCTAAACTATCTCCGATATAAGTACCGCTCTCAACATAAATTTTGCATTCTTTTGAATATTTTTCGTAGTAATCTGGATTAGGTATTGGCATTTTTTTCTTTCATTAAAATTAAATGGGGGACAAGCCCCCATTAGTTAGGCAGCCTTTTTTTCTTCTTGTAAAAGAGTAGGCTCAAAGAACTTCAATTCATTACCAATTTCAATGCGTTTTGGTTTTTGATGCTCCGGAATAATATTAATAAGACCCACACGCAGAATACCATCTTTAAGTTCTGATCCATGTACTTCAATGGTATCAGCAATGGTAATTGCCTTTGTGAAGTTACGTGCTGCAATACCTCTGTGTAGATATGTTGCTTGCCCCATCTCTTCTTCTTCTTTGTGTGATTTAATTACCAAAGTATTTTTTTCTCTAGTAATCTCAATATCATCTTTACTAAAACCTGCAACCGCAAGTTCGACGATGTATCGATTATCGTCTACTCTAACAATATTGTGGTATGGAAATGAATTTAAATTTTGTTGCGCTGGCGTAGCAGACAACAATTTTTCAATGTCATCAAAGAAACGGTCAAAGCCTAAAGTTTGATGCATTAAAGGACTAATGCGAGTAATAGTCATAGATTTCTCCTTAAATAAGCAAGTTAAAATTACGTGACCCCGAAGGCGTCACGACTTACTTGTCAATCACAAATGCTGTGCGATTGACAAGAAAAGTTCGGTTAGGATTACTTTCATTGAAGACACGAATGAACTCATTATTGCCTTCTTTGATTACCTCATTGTAATCTCTTGTGTATACTTTTTCTTTGGTATATTTATTTACTAATTTTATTGGATCATTTTTCGCTTTATTCATAATAAATTTTCCTCATTCAGGTCTGCTTTTTTTACCTATATTATATTTAGTAATAAGTTCCCAATCATCTTTTTCTTTAAATGAAATAATTTTTATTTGATGAATTGGCGCCATATCATCTCTTATGATAGCAGTATTTACAATCTTTAGCAAGCCCCATTCTTCAAGTAAATTTGCAATTGCGTTACGTCTTTGTATATCGTTTTCAGTAATAGTTGAAAGTTTACCATCTAAAGCAAATAATTCTTTGAAATGAACTATGTAATACTTGCCTTGTTTATGTAAAATATGACAAGATTGGTACAACACACGTTCTTTCCGACTCGATACGCCAATGCGCGTCAATGTCTCACGCACTTTTAAAAAGTCATCCTCATGCTTTAGGGAAACTTCAACAAATTTAGATAAATCAACCATGTCATTTTCCTAATCCACCCTTCTGGGTTTCTTCTTTTATTTGTTGGATTTGTTCTTTGCTGAGTAGACGCAGAGCTTCATGTGCTTTGACGTTGGACAGGCTAAATGCCAGTTTTATACATTCCAAATCATCGTTTTTTTCAGCTTTAGCCCACTTCGCAAAAGGTCTTTTCATAGACCTTATGGTATTTAGCAAAAAGTCATTTTGCAACTTTTTATCCAAATGATGGCGACGATTCATCTCATTTGCAAACAGAACGCAATCTTTGTGATTAGATAATGATCGGTTGGTCAGGAAAGGAGCATATTCTTTTTCCGTAATCTCGTCCACGATCAGTTGTTTCTTGGACTGAAGAATGGCATTTACATAGTCGAAAGGTTTAGTCATTTACAAAACTCCATCAAACTTGTTATTGCTGTGGAATTTTTGTTTTTAACAAAATTATTTAACTTCAGATTCTCATTGTGTTTTTTTCCAGAAATAAAGACCAAATCCGTCTTATCAGATAAGAGAGTTCCGTCTTGCAATTTTAACATAAGTTTACCATCAGTAGGATATCGCATGGTTCTCCATTTCGAATGGCCAAATAGTCTCTGTGCATCTTCATAATTAGTTAAAATTTGTGCGGGTTTTTCAGGATAAAAAAAACATCTAGGAAATATTTCATTATCAAAAATTATGGCGTCATCTTCAAACAAAGTTGGAATAATTAGAGATTCTCTTGTTTTTTTTATGTAATCGTCATGAACACATTTGTCAAATTGTTCTTTTAGTATAGTACCATTGGCGTAAGAGAACCACTCTCCTCTTATGTGAAGCTGAGAATAATCTTCATGAATTGACCTCTCAATTCTAAACGCAAAACTTTCACTTTTACATTCAATCAGGCCAACAAGTTTCAACAAGTTTGGATTACCAACCTGCAAATCGGCCAAACGTGTTTTGACATCATTTGCTTTACCGATTTTTAGACACGAATTAACTTCATCTAAAATAGCGTAAACATAACTTTTCATTTGAATTTACTTTCACGTAACTAATCGTATAAGACCTACAGTATCAATTGAAGTTATTAGCATGTAGTTAGCAAACATGCCAAAAGATTTTCTGCTATAAGCAGCCCAGGAATAGATAACACAACCAGTAATCCACATAGGATAAAGAACCAAGAGGGGAGCGTTGGGTATGGTGAGTGCCATTGTAAGACTACACCCAACACTAATAAACCAAGCAATAAGCTCGGCAGCAAAGCGAATGCGATTGCTATTCCAATCATCTTTAATCCAATCAAATGTTGGTCTGAGTAAATCTAATATCATTTGAACTCAGTATTTGCCATCAATTCAGTCAAACAAGCAACAAGATTGATTTCTTGATCTGCAACAAACGCTTGTTTGTATTGATAATCTGCAAGAATGATTACGGCTTGAGGAATGCTCTGAGGCTTTGCGATATCATACAAAGCATCATAAAGCTTACGAAAGAATGTCGTGCTATCAATTTCTGTCGTTGCTGCCCATTTACGGACGGATGTGAAGTCTTTTTCTTTCAGATGTTTCACAATCTGTGAAATGGAAATATCACCAATCTGAGAGAGGATGCCCACATCAATCTTGCCGAGTTGAGAGTAGCGTTGAAGTTCATTAATAGCACGACGAAAATCTGGAAAGTGTTTCTTGATGAGTTCAGCAATTACTTTTTCATCATATTCTA